TGTAGTAGCTTATCATGATGCAGAACCTCGGCACGAATACAGCTATAGTTATAGTCTTTTTAAGCCAAGTGAGAATTATGTTAGACTATTTGACAGAACCTTTGACGCTCATGTCGGAATTCTTATTTCAAAAAAATTCGAAAATTTAATACCATTATTTAAAGAAAATTTTAAGATTGAGGCAGAAAAATATGCTGATAAATTCAATACAGAATATAAGGTATTTTTAGAATGATAAATTATAATGATATAGAAGTAACATCAGAAGAGGATGAGGCTTGGAGCCTTTTCCTTCGAAAGTATGAAAATCTAAAATTGCCACCTGTACAAACACAAACACAAACAACAAACATAGAGGAGGAGATTTATAGCGATGGCTTATTCGGAAAAAGTATTAGATCACTATGAGAACCCACGCAATGTAGGTTCATTCAATAAAGATGAAGAAAATGTTGGAGTTGGACTAGTGGGAGCACCATCGTGCGGAGATGTTTTAAAATTAAGTATAAAGGTAGACAATGAAACAGGAATTATCACTGATGCGAAATTCAAAACGTACGGCTGCGGCTCAGCGATCGCAAGTTCATCACTCGTTACGGAATGGGTCAAAGGTAAGACGTTGGATGAGGCGGGATCTATTAAGAATACTAAAATCGCCGAACATCTTGCACTCCCCCCAGTTAAAATACATTGCTCGATTCTTGCTGAAGACGCTATCAAAGCCGCTATAGAAGATTATAAGGCTAAATATAATACTCATAGTTAGGAATTAGTCTTATGGCAACCGCAGCAGAACAATACAGATCCTTAGTTAATAAATTAGAACGATTATTGGCCGAAGAAGGCGAAACGCCTTTAGGTAATGGATATAAAGGACCAGAACTTAGAATTGGTGATATTGATCCTTCAAATGGTCGTATCATTAAGAATGCTGCTGTGGATTCAAACGGTATTGTTATTAGAAGCAGTGATGGATCAATCTATAATGTAGAATATGGACCTCCAGTTAAACCAGGACCTGGGCCTAAGCCAAATGAAATCACTCCTAACCTGCAAGATCCTGAAAAAGTTGATGCACCATTACCAAATATTAACGTGGCTCCTGAGGAGCAACCACCTGCACCAACACCAGAACCAACTCCACCTGCACCAACACCACCTGCACCAACACCAGAACCAACTACAACGTGTCCACCAGAAGTATTAGCACAAATTAAAGCGGCCAAGACCTTTAATCAAGCTTATGCTTTAGCTAAAAAGTCTAACTGTCCTGATTTTGAATGGTGTCAAATAGTTGACGTAGGACAAGGTCCAAAACCAGCACCTCAACCAACAGATAAACCAGTTCAGTCCTTCCCTCAATTTGATCCACGAATCGGGCCAACATTAGCCTATGTGACAGATTTACCTGGTACAAGTCATGGAATAATGCCAGAAAATTATGAAATCAAGGGTTCTGACGAGATAGATAGGATAAGAGAGATAGCAGGTAATCAAATATTAGAAGCACAACCAGGTGGAATCCCAGAAATAAAAGCAGCCAGTAAAGAAAAAGCCATAGCTATAGCTAGACAAAAGGGTATTACTAGGTTTAGATTTTGTGGAAAATATAAAGTACAGCAGGCTAAAAAAGGTCAAGATAGACGTCCTCCTACACCTAAACCAGCAGATAAACCAGTTCAGTCCTTCCCTCAAATTGATCCACGAATCGGGCCAACATTAGCCTATGTGACAGATTTACCTGGTACAAGTCATGGAGTAATGCCAGAAAGCAGAAACGGTCTAACTAGATAACTTTTTTGTCAACTAAAACCAAGACTAAGGCGTTAATAGTAATGTAGCAGTAAATATTGCTACTTTTTTAAAAGGGAAATTAAAATGAAATATTTTATCGCAATGATCATGGCTGCTTTCACAGCCACAGCTTTCGCAGCAGAAGCCAAGAAAGAGGAAAAGAAAGACGCTCCTAAGGCAGAAGCAAAGAAAGACGAAAAGAAAGCAGAAGCAAAGAAGTAATATTAGTCCGACGTTTTGCCCCCACCACAGTTAATTGTGATTTAGAGGATGTCAAATACATAGTTTTTGATGACAGCATAGCACGTAATTTACAACGTCTACGCATAGTCACTGAAGATGAAGTCGAATTATCACTGGTTATAAGATTAAAATTGTGGTTGGCAAGACAACGGGCACTGCGTAAGTTCGATGAACTTTACGCATAACAAAGGACCTTCGGGTCCTTTTTACTTAATAAATATTATAATGATCACACTAACAGAAACTGCCGCAGAACGTGTTAAATCTAACTTGGCTAAACGTGGTAAGGGCTTGGGCATACGTGTTGGAGTAAAAACTACAGGATGTAGTGGACTGGCCTATGTGCTAGAATATGTGGATAATCCACCAGTCACTAGAGATCAATTTGTATATGAAAGTAATGGTGTGAAAGTTTGGGTAGATGACAAAAGCCTAGTGTATGTTAATGGATTAGAAATGAACTGGGTGAGACAGGGACTCAACGAAGGATTTGAGTTTACTAACCCAAATGAAAAAGCCAAATGTGGTTGTGGGGAAAGTTTCAGTGTCTAAGCATTGGAGCATGTTTGATACTAAGATTTGGCTAGCCCATGTGGAAAATCGTATTGAAGATATGGACTACTATCTCAATCAAACCATAAACTACTGCGAAGCCAACAACATAATCAATAATGAAACTGTATTTACTCTAAGTTTTCTTACTATATTATGGGTTTCTTATATGCGTGAAGAACCTATTAGTCGTAGGGAAATTTTTGAAATACTCTGTATTAAAGATTGGGAAGATTTACCAGATTCAGAGGTAGAATTAGGGTCAAAATTAGAAAAATTTGATCTAAAAGATCTATTAGATGCTGTAAGTAAACAATTACCAACACTATAATACCACTTTAGTTGACTTTTTTTTTAATAAGTCATACAATAAATAATTACTTATATAGGAGAAATACTATGTATAGATATAAGCTTTGGGTTCGCCTAAATGACTTTCAAACTGTTCATACAGTGGTCTGGGCAGAGAATGACTATGCCGCTAAAATGTTAGGAGAAGCCCAATATGGAGAAGGAAACGTACTCAGCTATTTTAGGGAGGATGAATGAGTATGCATCTTGAAGGACCGTGGCTCAGTACTACAGGCAAGCGTAAGGGTAAACAAAAATTTCGTAACGCTGATGAGGCACGTAAGGCAAGGGAACTTGAGGAGGATTGGAAAGCCCTCCAAAAGAAGTGGGGTCTAGAGCAGGAACAGCGTAAGCAAACTCGTGCTATGAAAACGCCCACATATCAGCCACCCAAACTGACATATCGTGGAATGGATGCTCCACGTATCCCCAGCCTCAATAACGGTATAGATAGTGCCAGTGCTACCAAGGCAGAGGCTAAGGTTTATACCGGCACTAAGATTAAAGGAATAGGGACCATGCATAAGAGTAATGCTGTGCCAATCTTCAGCGATGATGAGGCACGGGATATTGCTCATATGCGTAGATAGCCTTTAATTATCCAGCGTAAAGGAGAAAAAAATGATACGCATTGTTAAAATGCTAGTCATCCTTATTGCCGCTTTTGGTTTAGGATGGGTAGGCTATAAAGTAGTAATGTTTAAACTGGATGAGAACAAGGAGATCAATATCAAAATGAGCTCGTTAAATCATATACCAGCAGAAAGTATGACAAGACAGTTGGAATGTTTGGCCCGCAATATATATCATGAGGCAGGAACAGAACCATTTGAAGGAAAAGTAGCAGTTGCTCAGGTAACTTTGAATAGATCAAATAGTGGAAATTTTCCAAAAGATCTGTGCCAAGTAGTTTATCAAAAAAATGTAGTCTATGAAAAAGTACTGTGCCAATTTAGTTGGTATTGTACCATGCCAGTTAACCGCATACCCAAACATAGTGATGTTTATGAAGAAAGTTTAAAAGTTGCTAAAATGGTCATGCTTGAAGGGTTCAGATTACCTAGCTTAGAGGAAGCCATGTATTTCCATGCCAAATATGTTAATCCAAAATGGAATCGTAAGCGTGTGGCTGAAATTGGCCAACATATATTTTACAAATAGGAGCAAGGATGAAAATTGATTGGGAAAAAGTTCGGGAAGTATTTAATATTAGAGAGATGGCACAAAATTTAGTAGAAAATATTGGGCATATTAGTGCGGAAACACTGACTTGGATTGGTGTTATTTTGATACATATGTCCACCATACCTACATTGATAGCCATATTAACCGGGTTAACCGAAAAGATGCCACCAGTAGATTTGGTTGGACTGGTTTGGTTAGGCTTGTTAATGTTCTTTCTCCGCAGTGTAATTGCCAGAGATCTACTCAATATTATTACTATTGGGTTTGGTTTCTTTATTCAAGCAACACTTATGGGATTGATCATTTTTAAATAACCAAAATCACTGACAGACTGTAATATCGATAGTATAATATGAACTGTAGTAAATTTTTATCAACCACACAGACGGAGATTAATATGACCAAGTTTGTAGTAGGATTTATTTCAGGCATTGTAGTAGCCACAATTGGTTTTAGCGGTGTTGCTAGTCTTGGTGACAAAGGCGTGGATAAGATTAAGGAAGTTAGTCGTGAGGCCGCAAAATGAAAAAGTTACTATTGATTCCAGCATTTGCTGTTTTGGCTGCTTGTTCAGGCATGGAGAAGGTTCCTGAGCGTTCAACTTATGCCCAACCAGATTGGTATGCCAAGTGCGCCCAAGAAGGTCGAGAAGGTTGGTTTTGGATGGCTAAAGAATATGTCTATGCCTGTGGTGCAGGTGAAAGTATTTTTGCTCAAGCCGCAGAAGAACAGATGTATGCCATTGCTCTTAATAATTTTGCCAAACGTATTAATGGGCGTGTTAACAGTGAAACTTCAATTGATATGACTGATACTAAACGTACTACTCGTAGCACGATCAGTTACAAGGTCACAGATACCACTGTATCTCAACATGTTCAACAAGAACAAGGTAGGTTTACTATGGGAGGCAAGCATTATACTTTCGTACGCTTAAAAATGCGTAAGGAAGTATTTGATCGACTTGTTCAAGAAAATCGTAGATGAGCTCGCTAAAATTAGGCCTAGCATTTTTAGGTATAGCATTTTTGGCAGGGTGCTCTAGTACCCCGCCAAAAACAGCACGCCAATTCTGCTATACAAGCAAGGATGTTACTGTAAAGAATGGTGAAAAGGTAGATAGTACCACACAGGTTCGGTGTAATGATGATCCGATCGAAACCATGCCAACAGTAAAAATGGGAGTTAGTGCTAAATGTTTTGAACATCCATATAGAACAACTTTACCTAATGGTCGTACTATACAAGGAATAAATTATGTTTGCCAAAAGCGTGATGGTAGTTGGGAAGTTTTTGACGGTCGCGGTATTAACCGTTAGTAGCCCCTCACAGGCTCAACTACGTCTAAGTGAGCCTATGTATTCGATTTTTAGTAGTATTACAAGGTTGTTTCATGGCCTAAGCGAATCAGATAAAAGAAAACATATACAGACGGTGCTAACCGCTATTTCCAGTATGGATAATGGTGAAGTGGTTAGATGGTATAGTGATGATAGTTATAATCACGGTATTGTAGAAATAGTGGCAACCAGTAGATTAAGTGGTAAGTTATGCCGTCGAGTCTACAGTTCTATAATAACGGAAAAAATCAGAGATGATGTTGAATATTGGGCATGTATGTCTAGAGATGGAACATGGCATTTTCACAAAAACTAATATACAGATGTATAAGGAGTTATAAAAAAGCCAGATAAATATCTTATATGGTATTAGCATTTTTAACATTTTTTACAGGGATAGCAATTTCAACAATCGCTATCTATTATTCGGTTCTAGGTCTGGCTAGTATATTCAGCGCGGCCGCTCTCAGTGTCATTATAATGGGCACTGTATTAGAAATTAGCAAATTGGTCACTGCTTGGTGGCTTAAGGCTAATTGGTATCGAACTCCATGGAGCTTAAAAGGCTATCTCACCATAGCAGTTATTACACTCATGCTCATAACCAGTATGGGTATATTTGGCTATCTTAGTAAAGCACATAGCGATCAAAGCCTAGTGGGTGGAGATGTACAAGCCAAGCTGAGTCTTATTGACGAAAAAATCAAAATAGCAAGAGAGAATATAGAAAGCAATAGAGCGCAATTAAAACAAATGGATGCGGCTGTTGATCAGGTTATGAGTCGTAGTACTACAGAACAGGGTGCGGATCGTAGTAATCAAATACGTCGTAGTCAAGCCAAGGATAGAGAAAGAATATTCAAAGAGATTGAGGCAGAACAGCGTAAGATCACAGCATTAAATGAAGAGGCAGTTCCAATACGTGCTGAAGTACGCAAAGTAGAAGCAGAAGTAGGACCAATTAAGTATATTGCTGCTCTTATCTATGGTGATAACCCAGATACCAATCTATTAGAGAAGGCTGTGGTTTGGGTAATCTTAACCATTGTGTTTGTATTTGATCCTCTAGCAGTATTGTTGTTACTAGCCAGTCAAATGAGTTTCCAATGGGCTTTTGCCGAACGTAAGGGTGATACCAGCATACTGGCCAAAATTAAAGAAGAAATGCGTCCTAAGGGACCTGAGGAAACACCAAAGGAAGAGCCTAAGTATGAACCTGATGATGGCCCATTAACAGACAATCAAATTCAACAAATACAGGAAACTGCTCCAAAGCCTGTTGAACCAATAGTTAAACAAACGTATCTTGAAACTCCTGGTTACTTTTTCAAATGGAAACCTATGAAAGTAGAGCCCGTAAAGGAAGAGCCAAAACCAGAACCTGAGATTGTATCAACACCTTATCAAGTTCCAGAACCAGCACCCACAACACCAGTCCCTATAGTTGTTGAAAACGTCATACAAGAACCAATAGTAGAAGAACCCAAACCTCAAATTATAATTGAACCTATAGTTGAAGAAACGATTACAACAGATAATACAGATGTAAAAATAAATCAAACTAATGAACTTAGTCCAGTACCTATCACAAGTCAAATAGAACCACCAAGGGTTGACGATTTAGAAATCGAAAAAAAAAAGTAGCAACTGATGATGAAGATAGGGTTATACTTGTTGAAGAACCACTTTCATATTTTGAACAATTAAAGCTCAAAGAAAAAGAAGTAATGAAAAAGTGGAAAGAATCTCATCCTAATGATACAATCAAACAACAATTCAAATTGAAAAAAATGGGACTTATAGATAAACTCCCATGGCATATTGATGAATTAGAAAAACTAAGAGAAAAGAAATGAATTTAGGAAAAATTAACGTAATTACTCCACCAGATAAATTATTCAATAATAATGCTAGTATATTAATGGTTAAGCCCACGAATGAAACTAAACAACATTTTCAAAAATATATTAGTAAGGTAGTCCAAGAGTTAAATGTATATGTATATGAAGAGAATGAGACCGACATTGATTGGTTATTAAGTGTACACAGTTACGCAGATATAACTATAATTGATATTGATAATTGTGATCTCATAACAAAAAATTTTATAACATTTATGATAGCACAACCCGATACATATTATATTACGAAAGATGAAGTAACACCATATGGTATTATTTCTAAAAGTAGAATATATGATTTGGATTCTATTCCCTTTTTTAGAATAATTGAAAACGATGAAGATGACAACAATGAACAATTTTAATGGAAGAAAAGTTATTTTAAGACCTGATGAGGATGTAAACAAAGCTCTTAGAAAATTTAAAAATAAAGTTGATGACAGCCTTATATTAGAGGAACTAAGACGCAGAGAATTTTATGAAAAGCCCACAACCGAACGTAAGCGTAAACATGGTGCCGCTGTTAATAGATATAAAAAGAAATTAGAAAAAGAAAGATTACCAACTAAGCTATACTAAAATAGGTTAAGCCTGTATAATAGCAGTATGGCTAAACATTTAATGTGTGACTTAGAGACATTGGCAACCACCCCAAATGCTGCTATTTTGAGTTTAGGTGCTGTCACATTTGATCCTAATAGCGATCAAATTTTTGACATCTTTTATAGGAAAATCTGTTTAGACAGTTTGAATAAATTAGATCACTTTATAGATGATGAAACTATAAAATGGTGGAGTAATCAAAGTAAACAAGCTCAAGATGAAGCATTTGGCCAAGACAATAGAATAGATATTGAACTAGTAATGAACGATTTCTATAAATTCTGTCAAGGTTGTACAGCATTTTGGAGTCATGGTAGTAGTTTTGATCTAGTTATTTTGGAACACTATTTCAGAGAAATCAAAAAACCCTCACCTTGGAATTTTTGGCAAATTAGGGATACTAGAACACTTTTTGACCTAGGATTTGACCCTGAAATGTCTAAAGAAAATTTACATCATGCTCTAGAAGATGCTAGAAGACAGGCAATTGGAGTACAGACTATTTTTAAAAAATTAGATAGAAAATTTAGATAAAATATAAATACAGACGATGGTGCTATATTAATAGACCATTTGATCTTGCTTAACAAAAGGAGATATATTATGAGTAAGGTAATCGGTATCGACCTTGGTACCACTAATAGTTGTGTCGCCATTATAGAAAATGGCAATTCCAAAGTAATAGAAAATAGCGAAGGTGCTCGCACAACCCCAAGTATAATCAGCTACGGAGAAAATGAAATCCTAGTTGGTGCCAGTGCCAAAAGACAAGCTATAACAAATCCAAAAAATACAATTTACGCAGCCAAGCGCCTAATCGGACGCAAGTTTAAGGAAGAGGCTGTACAAAAAGACATTGATCTTATGCCCTATGAAATTATAGAAAGTCATAATGGTGACGCTTGGGTACGGGCACAGGGTAAAGAATTGGCTCCTCCACAAATATCAGCAGAAGTATTACGTAAAATGAAAAAGACTGCTGAAGATTATTTGGGTTATGAAGTTACACAAGCAGTAATCACTGTGCCAGCATACTTTAACGATAGTCAACGTCAGGCTACAAAAGATGCAGGTAAGATCGCAGGACTTGAAGTATTGCGTATTATCAACGAACCAACTGCGGCAGCATTGGCCTATGGGGTTGATAAAACAGACAAAAAAGACCGTAAAGTAGCCGTATACGATTTAGGTGGTGGTACTTTTGATGTAAGTATTATTGAAATCATCAATGTCGACAATGATAAGCAAATTGAAGTGTTGAGCACTAATGGAGATACTTTCCTTGGTGGTGAGGATTTTGATCAGCGTATCATGGATCATTTAGTTGAACAATTTAAAATTGAACAAGGGATCGATCTCACCAAAGATGTACTGGCATTACAACGATTAAAAGAAACTGCTGAAAAGGCCAAGATTGAATTATCAAGTAGTCAACAAACTGATATCAATCTACCCTATATAACAGCTGATGCCAATGGTCCCAAGCATATGAATTTAAAATTAACTCGTGCCAAATTAGAGGCGTTAGTTGAAGATTTAATCGAACGTAGCATGGAACCTTGTCGTATAGCTATTAAAGATGCAGGAATTAGCGCCAATGATGTAGATGAAATTATTCTTGTTGGTGGTATGACACGTATGCCTAAAGTACAAGAAGCTGTGGAAAAATTATTTGGCAAAGCCCCAAGACGTGATGTAAATCCCGATGAAGCTGTAGCAGTTGGAGCAGCAATACAAGGAGCGGTATTAGGAGGGGAAAGAAATGATGTACTTCTACTAGATGTGACTCCTTTAAGTTTAGGCATTGAAACATTGGGCGGTGTAATGACCAAAATTATTCAAAAGAATACTACAATTCCAACTAAGGCTAGTCAAACCTTTAGTACAGCTGATGATAATCAACCAGCAGTAACTATTAAGGTGTTCCAGGGTGAAAGAGAATTTGTGAAACACAACAAGATGTTAGGTGAGTTCAATTTAGAAGGAATTCAGCCAGCACCACGAGGTATGCCTCAAATTGAAGTAACTTTTGATATTGACGCAAATGGTATTATAAAGATCAGTGCCATAGATAAATCTACTGGTAAAGAAAATAAAATTACTATTAAGAGTGATAGTGGATTGTCAAAAGAGCAAATTGAAAAAATGATTAAAGAAGCAGAATTAAATGCTGAAGAGGATAAGGCACAAAGGGAACTAGTTGATCTACGTAACCAAGTCGAGTCTCAAATGCATACTATTAGAAAAGACATGAAAGAAGTTGAATCTCAATTATCTGATGATGATAAAACAAAAATTGAACAGGCTATGGGTAATGTTGTGTTAGAAATGACCAACGGTACCAAAGAATCAATCACTCAAAAATTGAGTGATTTGATGGCTGCTGCTCAACCAATTTATACAGCAAAAAATCAAAAATCAGAAAATAAAGAAGAAAACATTACTGATGTTGATTTTAAAGAGGTAAAAGATGCAGCCTAAAAATGTTGACACCTTATATGATAGGTGTTAATATATGTTTAGTAGTGCTCAGGTGAGGCTACTATTTTTAATCTTGCTTAATAAGGAGAATTGAAATGTCGCAATTAACTAGAATGGATACAGCAGCTCTAAGCAGAGCATTAATTGGGTTTGATCGTATTTTTAACACAATGGAACGTTCTTGGGGTAACTCAGTGAACAATAATTATCCTCCGTTTAATCTGGAAAAACGTGGTGATACTTATACCATTACTATTGCTGTAGCTGGTTTTAACAAAGATGAGATTGATGTTAGTCTTGATCAAGACCAACTCATAATCAGTGGTGAAAAGAAAATAGTTGAAACTACTGATGAAGTAGAATATCTTCATAGAGGACTTGCTCACCGAAGTTTTGAAAGGACTTTTGGTCTATCAGAACATATGGAAGTTAAATCAGCTGAGATCAAAAATGGCTTATTAACAGTAATAATTGAAAGAATTATTCCTGAAGCCTTACTTCCAAGAAAAATTCAAATCAAAGAAGTTTAATAGCCAAGGGGAGGAAACTCCCCGTAAACATTGGAGTCCAAAATGAGTAGCGATAATGATACATCAACATTAATTAAACATGATGAGAAAATAAAAATCGAAATACATGAACCTAAACGCTGGAATGTAATATTTCTCAATGATGATCAAACTCCCATGGAATTTGTAATTAGTCTTCTAATAGAAGTATATGGCCACAGTGGAGAAAAAGCACAGGCTATTACTTTAACTATCCATGAAAAGGGCAGTGATATCGCAGGTACATATAGTTTTGAAATTGCTGAAGTGAAGGCAGTTGAAACAACTAATTTGGCTAGAGCCAGCGGATTTCCTTTGCAGGTTAAACTTGAGGAAGAATAAAAATTTTATAATTTTCACCTCCTAAGTAAATAAGCTTAGGAGGTTTTTTTATGAGTCTAAGAGAAATTACTAAAGATCTACATCACGAAGCAGAAACAACTAAATTCGCCAAGATGCTACTAAGTGGCAAAATTAGTCGAGAAGATTATGCTAACTATCTATATCAACTATTACCTATTTACGGACCAATTGAATTTGGTAATCGCATGTTAGGACATTTTTCTAACATACAGGGAATTGAAAGATTACCAGCAATTTATCAAGATTTTATGGAATTAGCTGGACCAGATCATAAGTTTACTTGGTTACCACAGACCCTAGCCTATCATGACTATTTGGTCCAGCTAACTAATGACCTAGATCGTAGGCACTTGCTCAAAGCACACTTGTATTGTCGCCATATGGGTGATCTAAATGGTGGCTTGATCATTAAGAAGCAGGTAGCACACATCAGCAAGGGTAAGTTTTATGAGTTTGAAAATCCTGATCAACTTAAAGCGGCAATCAGAGCAGAACTAACATATGATTTAGGTGATGAAGCTCGTGTGGCCTTTGAATGGGCCATTAAGATGATGAGGGATTTGTATAATGGACAATAGTTATGTTAGAAACAATTTGTGATATTCTATCAATAGCCTATAATAGGAATTGGATTACAAGTAGGGATGGTAATGTTAGTGTAAGATATAAGGTCAATGACTATTTTTATATCACTCCAAGCAGTGTAAGAAAACAAACTCTGCAACCAGATCAATTTAAAAAAATTAATATAGTTGGATCTAATTGGCAAGAATTACCATATACTGATATAAGTAGTAATCTTAGGCCTAGTGGAGAGTTACCTTTACATTTTGGGTTACAAAGCAATATAAATACAGAAAGTCGAGTTGTTTTACACCTACATCCAACATATACGGTGGCTGCAATGTATGCAGAACTGAATTTGCAAGCATTATTATATGAATTTCCAGAACTGAGTAGATATACTAAAGTAGGGCCAACGGTACCACTTACACCACCTATTACTACTGAATTAGCCGATATTTGTGTTAAAAACTTAAATGTAGATAATCATACAGGTGAAATTGAGTTTAATATTATCGGCTTGGACAGACATGGAGTAGTTGCTGTGGACACAACTCCGTGGCGTGCTTTTGAACATATAGAACGATTAGAACATATATGCAAAATTGTTCTTGCAGGGAGGAAAAAATGAGTAAAGTTTGGGATAGTCTAATCAATGTACAGCACTTATTAGAAGACAATTTCACTCGCACTGGTACAGAAGTATTTGAAGAAGGTATGGATAGATTCAACCAACCAGGTTGGGTTAATCGTGTCTGGAGCAGTAGTAGTTATCGTCGTGCTCACGTAGATGTAGTAGATGCTAGAGAAAAGAAAGGTTTGTGGATGATGCATTGTTGCGTATTTCCACATACACATAACCCAGCCCCAATCTTTGGATTTGATGTAATAGCCGGTAAGAATAAAATCACAGGCTGTTTTTATGACTTCAGCCCAACTACTAGAAGAGATCATCCTATGTTAGAGTGGTTTGAGCACGAAGTTAATAAGATGGAGTGGCGCAAGGAAAGAGCACTCCCAGATTGGGCACAGCGTATATTCAGTAAGAGTATGGTGGCTGCTGGAAATGTACAGGACGAACACGAACTAGATCAAATCTTTAGTATGGCTCGTACTGGTGTTGAACACTATCTCGCCAATGTAGGTGAAACTAATGGACAAGGTGACAGTAGAGAAGCACAGAATTTCTACGCACACAACCAAAAAATGAATCCTCACACGCCTAAGGTGATGACCAGTTTGGGGCTAAACGAGGAAGATGTAAGGGTATTCATCCAGGAGTGTTTGTTCCCAGAGTTAAGGTAAATACTTAACTATGCGATTTAGAGAATTTAGAACCCTATCAATCGACGAAGCTAAAAAGCCTCCCACAATGACATTGAGTCAATTGAACAAGGGCGAAGGTAAGTATATTCATTCTATAATGACTGCTTTAGATAGCGATACCACTTTGAATTTCTTTATGAAAGGAGAAATTTTTAGTGGTAAAGTAAAAGATGCTGAACTAATTGCTGATGAATTAGAAAAAGTGTATAATGATGTTGATTATATGGAAGACCCATCTAAAATACCTATTATAGTTCAAACTGAAGATGGTGAAGACATAAAAGCTTTTATAGGTAATATAATTAAAGATGAAATCAGCAAAGGTGCCTTTACTTTTAATTTAGGAAATATTGCCGAAGCTATTATGGGATCAGCAATGACTGCTAAATTTGAAAAAGAAGGCGGCCAAGTCACTGCTGAAGAAGTTAAGGAGGTTGGTCGAAGACTATTTGAAAGTCAAGGTAGATTGGTCAGTACATCTGGCAAGGATAATTTGAGTTTTACAATGACAGTGCCCACTAGGGATGCCAAGGCCTTATCAGCATTTTTAGGTACTGGTGAGCAATCTTTAAAAGAATTAGGTGTAGATGACGATAAGATTAAAGAAATTGAAAAACTTTATCAAAATGCTGCTACATATGTCAATACTTCAAAGAGAGCACAGGCTGCTGTAGATAAAGCAGCAGCTGATCCTAATGAAAATAATGTTGAAGTACTTAGTGATGGTGGAAATGCTGAAAAGCAAAGTATAACTAAAGTAGATTTAGAAATTTTATATGATGGACAAAAAATCAACTTGATCAGTTTAAAAGCAGGAGCAGTAAAACAAATTGGTCAGGAAAGTGGTGCCGAGTTTGCGACATTGGATAGATTTTTTCAGACCAGTGTGGGATTTGGTTTACCACAGGAAATGGCCAATGATTTTCTACCTAAGACTGATCCTAAATACAAAGATTATAATTATCATTATGGTTTTCCCAATGCCTATAGGCATATCTACAATACCATAAAGGAACATGTTGACGGTATAAACCCTATGGAAGAATATAATATAGTTGAATCTGTATATAAAGGTATAAATTATCATGGCACTAGAAACGAACAAGGCGTTATTCTTCTAGTATTGAGCCCAGATGCTAAAAAAGCATATTACGAATTAACTTTGGGTGATGATTTATTAAATGAGTTACAAAACTATGATTTAGATGTGGCCCTAAAAGCAGAGGGAAAAAATTATATAATAGAAGTTTATGGTATTGCTAAAACAGATAAAGCACGTCAATTAGGACCAAAATCAAAACTGATTCAACTTAGATCTCTAAAACAGGAAAATGCTGTGAGAAATGTTTTAGAAATCGGACCTTTACTCAAAGATCTAGCAGATTTAGAAAAACTTGATGCCAAGAAAGATCAAAAATTAAAAGCACAACCTAGTGAACAACCCATTATACAAGCACCACCTAAACCTAATGATGAATTAGATCAAGTAAAAAAACTAGCCGGCATTAAAAAACCGACTAAAAATTCTAATAGAATCCCTGGAACAACTACATCCTTGGAGCCTACGGAAACAGAACCTACGGAACAAGGAGTTGTAAATGTTAGATAAAGTAATAGACATCCATGTAAAATTTTTCCTACTATTTTGGTACCTACCCTACTTTCTAATGGGTGATATAGACTCTTGGCAAAAGATGGGTATTACCATGAATGGTATAAAACCCATGTGTAAAAAATAACTATTTTCCCTGCACTAGATCAGCAGAAAATACATTACCTACACCCACATCAATAACGCAGGCCTTAGTTCTGCCATTTTGTAATAGAGTCCAAGTATTGTGTTCTTTACTGATCCATAAACTCATTACACTTTGAGGATTTTCCACATCCCCATACCATACAGGTTCTTCACCTACACGTTGTAGTTCGGCAAATATGGCCTTGGCATCACCACAACTTACTTTTTTGTTTATAGTATCAAGGGGAATGTTTTGTTGAGCCAATACTACTCCGGGTAGTAAGAAGAGGCCCGCTAATAGTAGTTTCATATTGACTCCTAAGGCCCCCATTTACAACAAAGGGGTAGCGAGTCCCTTGCTGAGGCTCGGGGGTGAGCCACATAACCCTAACGGTCCTAGGGCATGTTATTCGTATTTATTGTCGGTGGGATAGAACCTGGTAATACTTCG